CCTGCCTTGGCCTCTGCAAGCGTACGACCTTCCTTATCGAAAGCCTTGTCTACTTCACAGAACTCCTTCTTGTCAGGCCCGTTGATCCACTTCCCATCAACATTCTTCCTCTTGTTCTCGATCTTCTTGACCAGCGCAACCTGCAGCTCCTTGCCAACCAGGCCCATTGCAACCTGCAGTTCCTTCGGTACCTTCTCTCCAGCATCGAAGTCATACATCGGAACCATCTTTGGCTCAAAGTCGATATCCGTAATGCTCTGTCCAGTCAACAACTTGACCAGGTTGTCTGCATTCGAGAACCCAGGGAGTGCCCTCTGAATACCATCACGAACAGAGAAGTTTTCTCCCTTCTTGTTGGTCAAGGAATACCGCTGCGTGACATTCCAGTTACTGTCGGTGCCCACGAAGTTCACCATGAACTGCTGACTCCCACCCGGTGACTTGTACGTCCAAGCCATGTCGATCTTCGCAGCGTACAGTCCAGTGTCCGGTGTCTGATACTTCCCACGGACAACATCGGACTCGTCTACTGCCAGACCTTTCGTCGTAATTCCACTGTCACTCAATTTCATTTCTATATCTCTCTGTTATTGATAGTACTGCTGCAGTTTATCGGTAACTTCTTGCAAGTCATTGTCGATAAACACCTCGTTGGCTGCCCATAGCCCCATTGGGCCTCGTATGCGCTCATTGACCGTCTCTTTCGTCAGCCTGGTCTGAAACACATACTTCAAGCCCATCGCCTCCTCTTCTTCCGTAATATGTAAAAGAGGATTGTTATATCCCTTAAGCTTTTCAATCGATACCTTCTTTGCAGCGATCACTGTGTTGAAATAGCTTTCAATCCCCTGATTCATCAAGCTCCCTTTAACTTTCACCTTTGTCTCTATAACAAGTTCCTTTTCGTTATAAACATCAGAAGTGTGTGCCAGTATGTACACATTCTTCGTACTGTTTGCGACATACTGCTGCATAAGCTGCTTAAAGAACTGGGCATAGTTACCCCAAGCAGCTCTGCCATCATCCGCAGGCAGCACATAAACCGATTCAAAGATATCCATCAAGAAGGTAGCTGTATCAATGATAACAGTATGAGCTTTGCCCTTCTCTGCTGCTACAAAAGCTCTATGTACATCGTACGGATCGGTTATTGTGTACGTATCGAATTTATTAGGGAAAGGCAACTCCTTATTTGCCTCACAACCCAGATACATTACTCCTTCTGGGTCTTTCAGGTTACGCAGGGAAGCACTCTTTCCAGATGCTGACTTCCCCACAACAAGTACAATCTTTTGGTTCAAGGTTTCACCTCATTTGCTTTTTCAACTATCTTACGATTCACACTCACCATGACAGTTGTTAATATCTCAGCTTCCTTCAATGGATCTGGTATCTTTGCATTCAAAGCCAAGATATTATTCTGAATAGAATTCAAATCCAGACCACTATCAGCCAATGCCATAGCATAACGATACATTAGATTATTACGATTCCCTGATTCCATACGATCATAGAACCATCTCTCTAATGCAGTAAGATTCGTTAGCTTTGCAGCCTTGACCTTACGCTCTTCTGCCTTCTTCGTCTTTGGCAGAAACTGGAAGACATCTAACAACTCACCATCATGATACCAGCTATCACCTGCATTTGTAAGCCATTTTCGTGATCTTTGGTTTGTCTGCATATCTGCACTGAAAGGCAACCAATTGAGTATATTGTCCATAAACTCTTTGTAATCCTTACTATCCAATTCCACAATATGAGACAGTGGCATCACAACTCTGAATCGATGTGCATCCTTGGTATGTCTCTTCGTTGTGTAAATGAAATACTTCCAGTCAGACAGCAGCATCTTGACCATATCAACAGACGTTGATCCATCGACATCAATCACTGCCAGGTTGCACCCACCCTGTACATGATCATCATCCCTGTATCCTCCACTCCCTGGTGCACTCTTATCCTCACTGAGCCAGAAAGCAGTCCAATGATAGTTCGGCGCCGTGCAAAGCTTACCTAACTGCTGCCATGAGATTCCCTGGTTCACATACCCTGTTGTAATGTTCTTGCTATAGCTCACCAACAGGTCATCCATGCTTGTTTCGATCAATGCTTTCCCACTGAAGAACTCAATCCCATCAACCTCCTCTCTTCGTATTACTGAGTTGTTTCGATATGCACATGCTGTAGCCAGAGAGATCATCTCTTTACGATCACGCTCTGTACCCTTATAGAACGGCAAGTCCTCAATCATGTCTGCGTGAGTTACTTGTCTGCCAATCGAGCACAGATAAGCAGCCAGCTTCTCGTAGTTCTTATCCCTGTTCAGTATCTTGTCGAACGCTGAACCAGAAGCTTCTGCCATTGCAATCGCATACTCCAAGTGCTCTGTATGAACAGACTTGGTTCCATCCAGGAAGGCATAGGTACCAGCGAGCTTTGCTGTCTTGAAGTAACGGTGCTTCATCTCAGCCTTGCGCATGTCCTCATAGTCCGAGAACCGCTCTGCCCTCTTGTCGCAGTACAGACGGTAGTCCAGCAGGTTGATGGTCACATCCTTATGCATGGGTATCACCAGCCCTGCCAGGGTCGCTTCTGCCCTCTCCATCAGCTTGTCACTGAGCTTGTGCAGGTACGTACTGGAACTCTGGTCCGTCAATATGTCGTGGATCTCCTCTGCCGTGTACTCCTTGCCATGCGCTCTGTACCGTGAATAGCCAAAGAAGCTACGCCGTGCAAAGCCAGTCTCCAACATGTCATAGAACTCGTCCTCGGTCTTGCTGCCATTCAACAGCTTCGTAGGAGTACCGAACAGCAACATATTCGCTGGAGTTCTGCCTTGCAGGTCCTCAGTACGAATGTTGTCCCTGGTATGCTTGACCAGCTTCTGCTTTACCTTACCAATGTCATACAGTTCCAAATACGTCGTAAGCACATCCGAGTTGCCTAGCAAGTTACTTCCGATCTCATCAATCTCCATATTCATTGAACCAAGACCAGCTAATAGAAGCTTATGCCTCATCTGCTTTACTGCTGCCGTGGTACCACTATCAAATCCAAAGACCATCGGCCCTGCTTGAATAAACTCCTCATCAAGGATCTGCTTTTCTGTATCTGGATCAGTTCCGTTTCTGTTGGCTCTCCTTACTGATAATTTATATTTCGTATCATCACTAATAATAGGAAATGTTTCCTGTAAGAACTTCTCTCTAAATCCATTAATAACCTCCTCCTCAATTAAAGCAAGAGATCTGCCTTTCCCGGATCCTGAGATCGCTAAGTTGATTGCATACATATTACAAGGCAACTGTCCGAATGCATCTGTCTTTACAGATACACGCATCATCGTTGCAATCTTGGACATGAAATAGGCAAACAACAAATGAAAGAAGTATGCATCTGCATTCTGTGTCTTCTCCATGCAGATCTTAACAACTTCTTCTTGTATCGGGTGGAACTTCAAATGGTCTATCTTCATAGAACTATCCTTTCAATAAGCCTTGGATTTCTAAATCTTTTGCCTGTTTGCAAATACTAATTGCATTGCAATAGTTGCATCGCTTTACCTCACCAGGTCTAGGAGTAATCAACCCTCTACCTCCGTCTTGTGCATTCTTTGACTGTGCTTCATGCATACTCTTAAAGACACGAGTTGCTCTTGTTCTACTTTGTGGATTCTTGTAGTACGCATAGGTTGTCTCTGTTTGCCACAACTCTTCTTGTGAACACAAAGGTAACTCGTCTTGGTTCTTATCCTCCAAGGCTTCAACCTTATCCAGCTTACCCTTAATAAATGATTCAGTAGATTCCAAATCATACAGTGGAAACTTCTTTGCAAGACAGGCATTCTGTGGATACCCGCCATCTGCAATTGCACGCATCTTTGTCCAGTCCTGAAACACGTACAGAATTGTCATCACATCCTGGGTAATAATCTCAGGAGAGAGCCAACGATAAATAGATCCCTGCTTTCTGTAATCCTCATCGTTCGTACCTGCGATCCAGCTGTATGTCTTTGTCGTCTTCAAGTCATGAACCTCTCCCTCCACAACAAAGTCAAACTTCCCGGTAATGGTCCACTTACCAATCTTCTTGTACCCTCGCTTCTCGATATACACACAG